CTTCTGGTTCTGTGGGGGATATTGCTTTGCGTGACAACGCTGGTATGCGACGTTATGATGTTGATTATAACAGTGGCGCTGTCCGCTTGCGTTTGAGAAATTCGAGTGGTGCCGTCAAGGCATCTATTGCCGAAAGTGGTCTTATTTCTGGTTCTGGAGACCTTAAGGCTGCCGGGGCGCTTATTGTTGGTGGCCAGCAATATGGTATCAATTCTAACGGTGCCGTTACGGGCTCTAGTGCCTCGCTGACAAGTTTGAGTGTTGGTGATGGAAACATCACAAATGTTGGAGATATTGCTCTTGATAGCATCTCCGCTGATGGTTCGAGCTTTTCTTTTGGCTCTAACTGGACAGCAGCTGGTCGGACTTGTGCCAATCTTGGCACAGTGACAACCGCTGATATTGATGGTGGCTCTATCGACGGAACCGCGATTGGTGCTGCTTCGCAGTCCACGATCAAGGCAACCACAATTTCCGGCTCTAGCACGTTAGAGGTTGGCGGAAACTTAACAACAGCTGGAAATGTTAAGTTTCTTGGTTCTGCGGACGCATCGATTGATGTGAACGTCGATTCTCTGTATTTCAGAGATGGTGATGGTCTCATGAAGCGCGACACAGTTGCCGATATCATTGATGCTGCTGCTGGAACTGTTACCACCACCGGTCTTGCCGGTGCTAGCAACGGAACAATGGGTATTGCAATTCACAGCTTGAATGCTGAAGTTATTGCTACTGGTGACTTTATTGCATTCAGTGACGCTGGCGATAATGGACTCCATAAGGAATCTGTTGACGATCTCTTTACCAATGGTCTTCCTTTGGTTACCGAAGCTGCAATGACTGTTGCTGATGATTACATTGTTTTTCTTGATGGTGGCGCTACTGGTGCTGGTAAGAAAGAAAAATGGGCAGACCTTGTTAGCTTGATGGCTGGTGGTGGCCTTACTGCCACTAATGGTCAGCTTTCGGTCCAGAGCAACAGCTCGACTCAGGCTTCCTGTGGGACTGCTCTCTCTGAGGGTTACAACTACACCACTGGTTCGGCTGGCGGAACTTTCCTCCTTCCGGTTAACGCTACTGTTGGCGATGTTGTCACTCTTAAGATTGGAGCTTCTGATGGCGGCAAGGTTACAGTTGCACGCCAGGCTATTCACACTATTGATGCCACTTTAACATCTCTTTCGCTTGACTCTGCTCACGCTGCTGTTACTTTGGTTTACATGGTTTCTGGTTCCTGGAAAATAGTCTGATTAATATTTCCATTATCATTTAGCCTTTGGGGCACCCTTTATATGGGGGTGCCCCATTTTATGTTTATTTGTTATTTCTTAGATTGAACAACAATAGCGGGCTATTTATAGGGAGGAGAAATCATGGCTTATAATGTTTTAAAAGGGAAAGTTGATGGATCGGTAGATCAATATGCTGATCAGGAAATTGATGGAGTAAAAAGATTTAAAAACACTTTAAGCGCCAGTGGGTTTTATGACACTAAAGTTGAAAGCTATTGCGCCACACTAAAGGATGTGCCCCTTCGACAATTAAAGAGTCGAAGTAAATATGGAATTTTAACTTATCAAGGGAATTCTTCTGTTAAGGCAGAGTATGGTCTTCAATTCGATGGGAAAGAATTAAAAACAAAAGATATACGAGCGGAAAGACTGTTCGGCTCAGGGATTGGTTTATACGATATTCCTACTGGATGTTTTAGTGGCTCTATCGCGGCTGACAGCTTGCATTTAGGTCAGACGATGAAAAGCTCAAAAGGATACCTTCAGGTTAAAACACAAGATGGTCTACACGCGACAAAAGAAGGGCTATCCGTCTTGCTTCACACTATGGGGGGTTTAGAAGTAAGGGGTAAGCATCTAACCGTCAATCCTAGAAAATCCTTAGATATCACCGCAAGAGGACAAAACTTGAGTGACGGTGACTTGTTGATGGTGTATGATACCTCAAGAGGGGATGTTCGCCGCACAACGTTGGGAAACCTTTATGATTCTTACATAAATTCAAAAATCCACCACCCAGAAGGTCCCCTTAATAGTGTTCAGTTGAGGGGTAGAAAGGGTTTTTCTGCGGCGGCTGCTCTTACATTTGACAACAACAACAAAACGTTGAATGTTGATGGCCGGATAACGACAGAGCAGATTTTAATTTCAGATAGGGCAATTTTTGAAAAAGATGTTGTGTATCGGGGCGCTCAATATGGGGCCATAAAATCAATTAATGAAAAGAACTATGATGTCATTGAGACTGATTACAGCATCTTAGCTAATACAACAAAAAACCCAATCACTGTGATCCTTCCCCCAGCGGACGAGAACACAGGCAGGGTGTTGGTGGTGAAAAAGATTAATAGTGAGAAATATAAACTTAATTCCAATTTGCTTCATATTGTTTCGAGCGGTGGCCTTATCGACATGAGGGAGGTCTTAGATATTAAATACAATCACAGTGCAAGGACATTCCAGTCAGATGGTGCCAACTGGTGGGTTATTAGCAAGGCAGGTTCATAAATTGATCCTTTTTAATCACTAATGCACTATTTATTTTGAAAACTGCGTTTGGAGAATGTTTTATATGTCAAGTTTACTCAAAGAGGCGATTGTAGATGCTAGTGCTTTACGTGCGGCTGCACTCAAAAACGCCGAAGCTTCTATAATTGATAAGTATTCGGATGAAGTGAGGACTACTTTAAATAAGCTTTTAGAGCAGGATGACCTTGGTGGGGATCTCGGTGGCGACCTTGGTGGGGATCTCGGTGGCGACCTTGGTGGCGACCTTGGTGGCCCATCGCCAATGCCGATGTCTACTGGGGGAGAGAGAGATCAGTCTTTGGACGAGGACACGGAAGATGTTCCTTACGCAGCGACTGACGATGCTAATAAGATGGATGGTAAAAACCTCAAAAACATCCCTGGAGAGGGGGATTCTGTAGAGGTGACACTTGATTTGGGTGCATTACAGGAATCCATTCGAGCATTGAATGAGGAAAAGGAATTTATTTTTGATGAGGCCGACTTGGTCGAACTCCTCCAGGAAGACAACCCAAACAAGGCCACCACATCGCCAGAATCATGGACAGCTGAAACCGATGGCGATGGTGATGCAGAGACATCTGCTCCCGAAACCGAAGCTGAAACCGAAGAAGCCACGGCTGGTCCCGTTAGTTATGCCGAGAATCAAGAAATTGAAATCTCTGATGAGGTGTTGGAGGATATCGCTGAAAGACTGACGGTTGATATGGGAGCTACGCTCTCTGGTTGGGCTGGGCGTTCTTCTGAGAGTATTAAATATGAATTAGCTCGTGCTCTCGCCCAACGAAGAAGCACTGATATGAAAGATGAATTAGATGTTATGAAGAAGGCTCAAGAGGAGTTGGTTTTCGAAAATAAACAACTCAAAAGTAAGCTTTCGCAGTTTGAGAAAGTGACAGGTGAACTTAAGGAGACGCTGCAAGCGGTTAACCTTTCGAATGCTCGTTTACTTTATACGAATCGGGTATTGAGAAATACCTCCCTGAATGAGCGACAAAAAACAAGAATTGTCGAAGCTATTTCAAAGGCCGATTCTGTTACAGAAGCAAGGACAATCCACAATGCACTTCAGAATACTGTGGCGTCTGCACCGAAACGCAAACCCACATCGTTGAATGAGGTTATTAGTCGTCCTTCTTCTGTAATTCGCGCAACTCGTAAAGAGTCGTCGCAAATTGTTGATCCATTTGCTGAGCGAATGCGTCAATTAGCCGGAATTAAATAGATACAATTTATAAAGGAGGTATTTTAAAAATGGCTAGTATTATTGAAAGATTGACCGAAGGCGTTGTCAATCGTGATATGCGTGCTGAAGGTAGTGCGCTTATGAGAAAGTGGGAGAAGACGGGCCTTCTGGAGGGCCTTGATAATGGTCGCAAGCGTCAGAGCATGGCTCGGCTGCTTGAGAACCAGGCCAAGGAGCTTCTCCGCGAGTCCAGCAGCATGAGTGCTGGTGATGTTGAGGGTTTCGCTGCTGTTGCGTTCCCCATTGTCCGTCGAGTTTTTGCTGGCTTGATTGCTAACGATCTTGTTAGTGTTCAGCCGATGAGTCTCCCTTCGGGTCTCATTTTCTTCCTCGATTTCGTGTTCTCGCCCAACCTTGGTGCTGCCAACTCGCAGACAAACCGTATGGGCAACATGGCTGACAAGTCGATTTATGGCTCGAACCAAGTCGGCAGCCAGATTACTGGTGGCGTGAGCCTTGTGGGGGCGACCCTCAAGGAAGACCTTTCTGGTCCGCGCACTGTTGGTGCTCGCGGTTATGCTTATGCATCTCCGACTGGCTCTGGCGGCATTGAGACTGCACAGTGGAATCTTGCAGACGCATTCTCGCTCACTGGTTCGACCGAGCTTCAGCGCCGCAAGTGGCTTCAGTATGACCCCGATATCCTGGCTCTTTCGTCTTCGGGTGAAGCTATTGGTGTGGCTGTTTTTGAATGTGCAGGCAGTGTGATCACAGGCTCTGTCTCTGGCCAGCCGGCTGACTTTAAGAACCTTGGTGCTTTCTCGGCTTCTTTCGGTGGTCAAGATGGCGGCACGGCAGCAACCGGTGTTGGCGTCGGGTCTCGCCTTATTCGTCGTTTGACCATGCAGACTGGCTCTGGAACTGAGTCGAACGTTCGTTTTGTCGTCCTCGGCTCTGACGTTGCAACCGGTGTCCATGTCAGTGACGTTGCTATAGGCTCTCTTGAGGCTGTTGTTCAGTTCCCCATCAGGGACAACATCACTACGAGCAATGCTCTTGGTTCGGTTGTTGGAACCACCCTGTGGGGTCTTGAGGGTAATGAGGATATCCCTGAAATCGATATCAAGGTGGATAGCATTGCTGTCACCGCACAGACCAAGAAGCTCAAGGCCAAGTGGACTCCTGAGTTGGGTCAGGATCTCAATGCTTATCACAACCTTGATGCTGAGGTTGAGCTTACGTCGATTCTCTCGGAGCAGATCGCCCTCGAAATTGACCGTGAGATTCTTGCCGATCTCGTGAATGGCGCTACAGCTAGCACGATGTATTGGTCGCGTTCTCCGGGTCTTTTCCTGAATCGCACTACTGGTGTTGAAATTGGTGCTGCTTCTGCTGCTCCTGATTTCACTGGAACTGTCTCTGAGTGGTATGAAACCCTGATCGAGACCATTAATGATGTCTCGGCTCAGATTCACCGCAAGACGCTGCGTGGTGGTGCTAACTTCGTTGTTTGTGGCCCTGAGGTTGCTAACATTCTTGAGTTCACCGCTGGTTTCCGCGCAAGTGTTACCGCTGATGATGAGACTGGTTCCATTGGCGCCGTTAAGGTTGGCTCTCTGAGTAAGAAGTTTGATGTCATTGTTGACCCTTACTTCCTCCGGAATGTCATTCTCGTTGGCCGACGAGGCTCCAGCTTCCTTGAGTCTGGTTATGTTTACGCGCCTTATGTGCCGCTGCAGACCACACCCACTATCTTTGGACCGGAAGACTTCGTGCCCCGTAAGGGTGTCATGACGCGCTACGCCAAGAAGATGGTGCGCCCTGACCTCTACGGTCTGGTTATCGTGTCTGGTCTTCTCGGTCAGGCTGGTGCAACAAGCTAAATAATAGCCACAAAACCACCATAAAATAAGACCCCCATTCTATTGGAGTGGGGGTCTTTGCTGTTATGGGAGACTATTTAAAGTGAAAGGAAAACACCTTTCGTTAATTGACCTAATATACATAAGGAGAAACATATTATGGGAACAAAAAGAGTAGGTTGGGCTAGAATTAAAAGCCTGATTAACGAAAATGCAAATCAACTGGGGCCAAAAGTTGCACGCATCACGCAGGTCACTGCTGCCACCACGCTTACCGCAGCGGATTCTGGAACGACCGTCTATTGGACACATAGTTCGGCCCACGACGTGACGCTTCCGTCTGCTACGGTTGGTTTGAATTTCAAATTCGTCCTGGTGGCCGGGGCTGGAGCAGCTCACAATATTGTGAGTCAAAGTAGCGATAAGATCTATGGCAAAGTAGTTGTGACAAAGGCGGCTGCCTCGGACAAAAACGCCACACAGGTCGTCCTGAAGGGTGCTGCTGTTGATAAGGTGAAACTGCATAAGTCAACTACGAGCCTTGGGGGGGATGCAGGTGATACTATAGAATTAGTCTGTATTGACGCAGGATACTGGACATGCACCGCTTCCTTAGTTAGCACCGGCAATCCTGGCAGCACGGCAGTTCTTGCCAACTAGTGACAACAAGTAGCACTAAAACGAACACTGGAAGTCCCTTTTGTAAGGGACTTCCTTTTATTTGGGATGATACTAATTACTTACACACCATAATAGGAGTTAATATGGGCAAGAAACGACGGCTAAATAGCTCTAAAGCGAAATTTGGCACAAAACACGCTAACCATCCCAGAATGGCATTATTGAGAAAAATGAAATCCACAGAAGATACCAAGGAAGAAGAAAGCATAAAGCCAGAAAAGCCACCAACACCAGAGCCCCCTAAGGAGGTAAAGCTCGAAGCGACAAAAGAGAAGAAAGTTACGACCACTCGCAAGAAGACTACCCGCAAGGCCCCCGCAAGGCGCCGCCCACGAACTAAAAAGAAGAAGACAGTAGAAACATCTGTTTGATTTTTATGGACCTTATTATGGTTGGGCTTTGCGATTGCAACTAACTAATTAAAAAGAGGAAGGATGTAATCTCATGCCAACACAATTAGCTCCGAAATCCCAAACTAGCACCGTAATACTTACTTCTACAGGTTCAGCCGATCTTGTGGCTGCTGCTGTTCCTTATGGGGTATATACGGGTTCAGTCGATTTTCTTACTGGCGCAGCTCTCCAAGTAAATTATGTCTACAAAAAGCTGGGTGGCGATGTAGTTGATATTGAGCTTACCCCTGATAATGTTTATTCTGCGTATGAAGAAGCATGCTTAGAGTATTCCTATATTGTCAACATGCACCAAGCTGAGAATATAATTTCTTCTGTTTTGGGCAACCAAACAGGTTCTTATGATTACAGAGGGGAGCGAAAATCTGGCCCAACTGGTGTCAATCTTAAGTTTCCCAAATTTCAAGTAGTGCAAGCTAGAAAAGTGGGAGATGCGGCATCGACTGCAGGGGGTTATGGAGGCGCAGTTCCAATCTATTCAGCTTCTTTTAAAACAAAACAGAATCAACAAGATTATGATTTGCAGGCTATCATCGAAGCTGCCTCAGAGAGTGGGAACGACGAGAGTGGCGTTGCTGTTCCGTATGCAGGAAAAGTTGGAGATAATCGTGTAATTGTGACTAAAGTGTTTTATAAGTCTCCTCGTGCAATGTGGAGATTTTATGGCTATTACGGTGGCATAGGGGTTGTGGGCAACTACTCAACATATGGCCAGTTTTCTGATGATTCAACGTTTGAAATTATACCTACTTGGCAGAACAAGCTTCAAGCAATCATGTATGAAGATTCAATTTTTACACGGACCTCTCATTTTTCTTATGAAATTAAAAATAATAAATTAAGATTATTTCCTTCCCCAGATCATTATGGATTTGGGGATGGACTCAATCAGAAAATATGGGTTAATTTCTATATCGATAACGAGAATGCATGGGCTTTAAATCCTGATTTCACTGATGGGCGTGAAGGTATCAACAATATGAACACCTTGCCTTTTGATAATATTCCTTATGTTAATATTAATTCTATTGGAAAGCAATGGATTAGGAAGTATGCCTTGGCCCTTTGTAAGGAGATGTTGGGTCAAATTAGGGGAAAATTCACCACTATGCCAATTCCAGGTGAAAGTGTAACCTTGAACCATAGTGAGCTTTTATCACAAGCCAAAGAAGAACAGCAGCAATTGAGGGATAAGTTAAGAGAAATCTTGGACAAGATGACGTATAGTGAATTGTCCAAGAAGGATGCGGAGGTTATCGATGCAGCTACAAACACATTTAAGGCAACTCCCCTTCCAATATTTGTAGGATGATTAAATGAGTAACGACAATAAATGGTCTAGACCAGCTGCCCCGCCCCCACCTCTCTTTTTTGGAGAAAAAGAGAGAGACCTTGTTAAGCAGGTTAATGATGAGTTAATAGAAAAGGTCATCGGCCAGCAGGTATTGTATTACCCAATTGACATGGAGAGAACCGATTTTCATCCAATTTACGGAGAAGCAATAGAAAAGACTTTTTTATCCCCAGTTCGAATATACGCCTTGGTAGAGTTTACGGACTATTCCACTGATTACATGGAAAACGCCGGGGTTGATAAAACTTGGGAAATTAATGTCCACTTTCACAAACGTCGACTTGAAGAAGATCAGGATATGTATGTGCGTGAGGGTGATTTTGTATTATATGGCGATAATTATTATGAGATTGTGAAGCTTATGGAGCCTAAATTGTTGTTTGGGCAAATCGACCATCCTTTTGAAATCTCTGCTCGTTGTCGTAGGGCGCGGAAGGGGCTATTTGATGCTACCTGATAAGTTTGATTTTGCGATGATTCCTCCGGGAACTAATCTTAAGCTTAGTGAGATTGGAATGCTATCTTCGGATATTGAGACAATCGATACAGCTTTTGTTGAGTGGATTGCCGAGGATTTGAGATTATCTGCCATTACGAACGAAGGCCGCACGAGGGTTCCTGTTTTATGGCAAGCTCCCGAGCGAGCCTATCAAGTAAAGCATAACAAAAACCTTCGTGACGACAACGGTGCGTTGAAGTTACCCATTATTAGTATTACCAGAACAAATATTGTTAAA